ACCCAGATTCCCCGGTTAGTGTTGGGCACTACCTATTTCAAGTGAAAAAGTACCCGGTGCGAGAAATGACAGCGGGGGGTAAGCCTTCAGTTAGTGCGGCTGTTTTGAAGTCTATGGAGTATCTAGACCCCCTCATATCCAAGATTCTAGAGTGGCGCAAAATGGGTAAGGTGCGGAGTACTTACGCAGAAGGTTTGCTACCGTTCATAACGTCGAGCGGCAGAGTACACCCAGATTTACTCTTAGACGGGACTGCGAGCGGGAGACTTTCTTGCAGGGAGCCAAATTTACAGAACATTCCACGGGCAGACACAGAACTTGGCACGGCTGTAAGGTTGGCGTTTCGCCCAAAGGCCGGTCGCGTATTCATACAAGCAGACTATAGTCAGTTGGAACTCAGGGTGGCAGCAATGCTTTCTGGAGATCCTGAAATGATGGCAATTTTTAACGAGGGTGTGGACTACCACCAAAGAACTGCCGAACTTGTGTCCATGAAAATGTGGGGCATCGCCCCGGACAAGGTTAAAAAGCAGCACAGACAAGCGGCTAAAACTTTTAACTTTGGGCTTTTGTATGGAATGAGTGACGCTGGAATTGCAAAGCAAATTGGAGTCAGTGCCGACGAGGCTAGAAATCTTAGGGCGGCTGTCCTAGGGAAGTTTTCTATCTTAGCGGATTGGATTAGGGAGCAGTTGAGCCTAGCTAAAAGCACTGGCTATGCGTCCACCTATTATGACGGGCAGAAAGCCCGTAGGAGGTGGCTACCAGATTTATATAGCTTGGATAAGCGTGCCAAGAGTAGTGCAGAAAGATCCTCATGGAATACCCCCGTGCAAGGTACCGCGTCTGACATATGTTTGCGCTCCCTTGTGGAAGTTGTGAACTGGATAAAAGAGGACGCCTTTCCGGGCATGGTCGTTAGTACCGTGCACGATTCAATCATGCTAGAGGTCGAAGAAGATTCTTTAGATGAAGCCGCGTACCAGCTTCAAGAGATCATGACTCAGTGGGACTCCAACGGGGTGCCACTAGTTGTGGATTTAGAAAGCGGTCCATCATGGGCCGAACTAAGTACCTATAAACCCAATGTAGCGCTTGACGTTATTATAACCGATGACACGGAGAACCTATGAACCAAAATGACATTGAGCACGCACGTAGTTGCGTAACTATAGATGAGATGGCCTTGCAGGAAGAGTACATAAGGTTGCCTAGCGACTTTGCATATTTTTCTGAATTGAACGCAGAGGCAAAACGCATGTTTGCGCTTTCCAAAGTTGACCGGGACATTACACGGTCAAGATTGAGGATGGTAGCGCGTGAAACTTTAGAGGCTTCTGGCAAACGGGCTACCGAATCCATGGTGGATGCGGCAGTAGAGCTAGACCCTGTATGGCTAGAAGTTAAAACTAAAGAGATTGAACTAGAAGCTAACGCGGTTCGGATACACGGGGTACTCGAATCGTTAAGAACCAAGCGAGATATGTTGATCAGTCTTGGCGCACATACACGTGCAGAAATGAAATCTTTCTAAACCGAAGGAGTGTTTAAAATGAGTAAGAACTACGAACCATGGTCCGACGACGCTGCAGCAACCGAAGCCGCTACCGACCGTCAGGAATCTATCGAAATTATGAAGCTTTCCGAGGGGAAAAACACTGTGCGTTTCCTCCCGCCACAAGTAGGTGCAACAGCCCCTTGGGTTATTGTGCACCAACACTACGTGAAGAATCCGCACGTGCCTGATGCACAGTTGATTGTGTTCCCGTGTCCTACGAAGATGTACAGTTTGCCGTGCCCTATTTGTAGTGAGGCAAATCGGTTGAGTCGTACCGGCAATAAACAGGACCGTGAAGAGGCTTTCAAGCTATGGCCTAAGATGCGGGTATTTGCCGAAGTGGTGTGCATGGAAGCCGTTGAATCTAGCGTCCAAATCTTAGCCTTTGGCAAGATGATTTATAACCAGTTGCGGAACATACGAAATGACTCCGATAGCGGCGGGGACTTTACGCACCCAGAAACTGGTTTTGATATCATCATCCATCGAGAAGGTACGGGCCTCAGCACTAAATACGATGTGCGTCCGTCCCGCCACGAAACGGTTTTGCAAAACATGAACTGGTTAGATGATCGTAATGATCTTGATCGTTTCAAAGCAGCGGCACCGAATCACGTGATGGAAAGCGCTGCACTGGCTTTGGGGATTAGCGCTTTCAAAGCTTTGCCAGAGGCCCATTCTGATGTGATCGATGCGGAGACCGTTCCCCCTGCAACTGCCATGGACGACTTCAACAGAGGGTAAGAAGTCTGAACTTTTTATAGGGGGTTGAAAGATTTTCTTCATTTTTGAAACTTTTCTTTCAACCCTCTTTACACCCTACTGTACGGAGACTTTTTAATGACGACGAAACAGGAGCGTCTACAGAAGTTAGTAGACGCAGTGCATGAAAAGCTTGGGGACGGGTCCTCCTTTATTGTTGGCTCTAATGAGGTGCACCGAAAGGTGGAGGCCATTCCTTCTGGAGTGCTCCCTTTAGATGTGGCGCTAGGCATTGGGGGCTACCCTAAAGGGCGCATCGTGGAAATCTTTGGGCCTGAATCCAGCGGCAAAACAACTTTGGCCTTACACGCAATCGCTAGTGCGCAAGAGGCTGGCGGCATAGCCGCGTTTATAGATGCAGAGCACGCCCTAGACCCCTTCTATGCAGAAGCGTTAGGAGTAGACCTAGGAGCCATGGCACTAACGCAGCCAGATTGCGGCGAAGACGGTCTAGAAGCGGCGGCTACTTATATAAGCGCGGGGGCACAAATAGTAGTTGTGGATTCGGTGGCAGCACTCACGCCGAGGGCGGAGATCGAAGGAGACATGGGGCAAAAGCACATGGGCTTACAGGCTAGGCTGATGAGTCAAGCCCTACGTAAACTAGCCTCTGTAGTATCGACCCATAAAGCTGTTCTAATATTCATAAACCAGATACGCCACAAGATCGGGGTATTCTACGGATCGCCGGAAACTACGACGGGCGGGAACTCTTTAAAGTTCTACGCCTCTGCACGTTTAGACATTCGGCGCATAAAGACCTTAAAGCACAAGGTCAACGGAGTAGAACAACCCTATGGGTCACGTACTCGCGTGAAAGTAGTAAAGAACAAAGTAGCGCCACCCTTCCAAGAGTGTGAATTTGAAATATGGTACGGGCGCGGTGCCGTAAAGAGTGTGGCTATTTTAGAAGCCGCTATCAATGCCGGAATTGTTGCGCAGTCCGGGGCTTGGTTTTCGTATAAAGGTGAAAAGCTAGGCCAAGGGAAAAGGCGTTGCGTGGATGCCTTAGAAGAAGATCCAAAAAAATTAAACGACATAGAAGCCGAAGTAATATCCAAAGGAGTAATACAATGATTAGTTTTATAGCCGACGTACACGTAGGTAATCACAAGAAATGTGGCGGGCCAGCCGCAGGGCATATTAATACTAGGTGCCGAGAAGTTTTAACTTCTTTGCGCGCAGCTAGTTCGAGGTGCGAGTCCGTCTTAGTTGTGCTGGGCGACTTGTTTGATAAGCACAACCCGCACCCCGCAGTCATAAAAGCCGCTGGCGATGCACTTCACGAAAGACTAGACGGCACAGAAGTCTGCCACCCGACATTTATAATAGCCGGGAATCATGACATTGCGTCCATGCACGAAAACGACTCCGCAGTAGCTACGCTAGAGTGGATCCCCGGCGTGCACGTTGTCACAGAACCAGAGATACTTGATGGCGGTACCGGCATTGCTACTCCCATAATGGCGGTACCATTTATGCCGGGTAGTATGTCTTTGAACATACGCAGAGTACTTGAAAACGGCGTACCAAAGGGGGCGGTGCTAGCGTCACACTTTGGCATTAGTGATGAGAATACGCCCGCATGGTTGCGCGACACAGAAGGATCGGTCTCTATCCATACAGTGCGTAAGTGGGTAAATAAGTATGAGCTTAGTGGGGTGTTCGTAGGCGACTGGCATGATAGGAAGATTTGGACAGGATCTAATGGGCAACCCATTGTACAGGTGGGGGCATTGGTGCCCACGGGCTGGGATAATCAGGGGCTTGACTATGGGCATGTAACAACATTTGACCCGGACCATGCCATAGGTACCGCGCAAGTACCCGGACCCAGATTCTTTGACATAAGCACGGAAGCGGAAGCGGTTGAAATTTTAAACCAGCTTGGCGATAACTTCGTGCGGTTTAAGGTAAAGTCTGAACTTTTAGCGCAGGATTTTGTGGCGGAGCTTTTGAACGACTCAAAAATACTAGACATAATTTATGACATAACTTCTGACGCCAGCCGAAAGGCTGCAGAAGCCGCTGTTGCGGCAGTCAGAAGCGGGTCTAAGTCTATAGA